ATGACAGCGGTACAAGAAACGGCCGTCGCCGATGCTGGCAAGTGTTTTTGGCGACTGCAGGCGGCGGTTATGGTGCGAGAATCTGCGGAATGGCTGACGACGGCCGAGCTGCTCAAGCTGGCGGAATCGTGCGAGGCAACGGCCCATGAAGAACGCATGCACGATTGGAACCGGCAATTTGCAATCCCCATGATTCGTGAGCTAGGGAACCAGCTGGCCAGAGCACGGCGCGATGAAATGCATGGCGCCCACTCTCGCATTGTCACAGTCGCGAGAGCACTTCGCAAGCTGCAACGCAAAACGCGTGGCAAAAGGGTACCCAACTTTCGCACGCAAATCGCAGCCCTCGAACGAGAGCTCGACGAGCTGCTCGACAACTGTGGGCAAGCTACGATGTTCGACGATTCGATCTAGGGCACGTGCCCTAGGAGTTCGTTGACGGCGATGACCAATGCACGAAGGATGACACCCAGAGTTGAGTTCAGTCTTTCCAGTCCGTGAAAGGTTTCACAGGAACTGGGATATTCACCGATCCGGAGGAGTGACCACAAATCCAAAACATGCAACTTCAGCTGAGTCACGTGCACAAGAAGGTTATTCCCACTTAAAATGGATTATCCTCTTCAAAAATCTCTTCCTTGTCGACAGTTACGAAGTTATTCTTCCATTGGTCGTCCGACATCGGTCGCAACAAATTGTCTGAATCAAAAATGCTCTCATCCACTTTGATAGTCGTCTTTGTGCCCGACCTTGTTTTTGTGAACTCTAATTCATTCATAAAATCTACTTCGAAACCAAACGTCGTCATTAACGTCGTAAGTTCCTTCTTGTTGTAAAACTGAATTCGAATTCCAATATTTGCAGCATCTGCGAGCTGAGCAAAAACTGGATGTCCGTGTACTAGTATTGATTTGATCGTTTCGTCCCGTTCCTTGGTAGTGTATTTAATCAATGCCGCCAAGGTATCCGCAGCAGATTTTAGATTGCTCGTAATTTTGTAATCCTCTTTCTTGGATTCTTCCTGCAAAAACCTTTGAAATAGGCCTGCCCATTGCTCGCGTAGGTATTGGACAATTTGAGTTACAGAATCGAACTCAGAAATTATGTTATTCGTAGACAGCCCGTAAACTTCCTCGATAAACCTATAAACTCGGACGTCGTCGACGTATTGCGGCGTGAATTCAAAGTGGTCTTTATTCGCGATCCAAGTGCGATATTCGACGTGAACCGGTCGCTCGACGAATACGTAAATTTGCTTGTTCAGTTCATGTGCCGTCTTCAATTCCAATTGCGAAATTGAATATTTGGCGTCACTTGAAGATTCCGAGCCAAATCTCCCGCCAACGATGTTTACTAGAATGTCGCAAGTGCTTATCTCGCGATAACAATATTGCTCAAGTGACTCACCGCGCCCATAAGCAATCTGGCCTCGCTCATTAAGCACACTCTCGTAGCCCAAATCTCGAATTGCCCGCTCAATATCTGATCGAACGTACCGTAGATCGTAAAAAGTACTGCTTACAAATACTCGTGGTTTGGCCAAAATACGCCTTTGCGAAAATAAAGTCGGTCACACCCCTGGCGCCGACGAGGAATTGTTAGCAAGTTGGACTGGCTCGGTGACTTGGGTTCAGTCATTCCAGTTCGTGCAAGAGTTTATAGCGAACGTCTGAAATCTCGCGGTTACAGCCGAATACCTTAACACCAGGAATTCGCACTTCGCAAAGCACGTTCGTGAATTTTTCCTTCAGCTCTTTGCCCTTAATCAAACGAATGAAGGATTTGATTTGTTTGGAAGCTCCTACAATTAATGATCTGAAACCAAGAATTTGTTTGGCATTTCCCAGCGTCTTATCAGTCGTATGACGCACTGGCCAGTTTAGTTTAAGTCAAGACCGCTGTCTGTTACCGGGTGACAGCCAATATTGATTGTTTGCCTAAAACACCGTCATTCGCCGCCCGGGTTGAGCATTTTGTTATTTGACTTTCGGTTACTCCGAGTACGCGCTACCGGCAATAAAACAACTGCTTTTTTCCTTTGCCCACTTGCACCAGTAGGCAACACGTTGTTTCAAAAAGGCACGACGATCAGGCGTAATATCATCATTTGAGTCGATGGCAGCTTCTAGGCCGTCAAGTACGAGCAAATCGTGGGCGCCGTGTGGTGATGTTGTGAATGTCTCCGGGACATATTTCACAGTGAATCGACCACCGCCAGCTGGGGTGACCGTTACGGCGCAATCGAGCCATCTATCGGGTGACAAGCGATCAAACGAAATCAATTCTTCATTTCGCCCATTCGCTAATTTGCCTCGAAGTTTCGACAGCTTGGGTTTCGATTCAAATTCAGAACGACGTCCAAACACGAGAATGAAATGCAAATCGAAATCAAGTGAAAACAACTGTTTAGGAGTGATTCCGTAGTGGTCGTAGAATAATTGTTGGTTCGCTGGCCAGTCAAACCAGATGCGCCATTGAGCAAATTGGTTATAAGCCTGTGTGAATTCGGCGGTGGGTACCGGTGCGGAAGTGAAGAGGGTTTTCGAAGGCCTTTCGATTTCGACCATCGCAGCATACATGGAACCGCTGTGCCTGGAAATCCAAAGAAAGTCGGGGATGCGGGCTTCAAATCCAGGTAGTTTGGGCTGAGTGATCAGTACATTGCAAAACGGAGGATGGCCAGACTTTGTTCCGGGGGTCCACGCACCGGGCACAAGAGACGGGTGACGTTCGAGGAAATCTTGAACTGCCGATTCACTGGGTTTGGAATCGAGTAACGCGTGGAATTGAGTCACAATACGATCGGCGTACTGATTGAACGGTGTGACCTCCGGGCCACGTTCTTGCTTATATGTTTCTTCGAGCAACGGCGAATCCTATTGTCACGTAAACGTCGGCCATCCCCCGGATGCCGAGCTCATCTATTTGGTAAGTTCAACATGCTCGGCAACACGGGGGCATGCACTTATCAACTACGTTTCATAGAGTTGATTGTATCAAACAACTTCAGCAACAATTCGTTTGAGGTCGCGGCCGGTGAAGCTCGCCCTCAAGTCACATTTGGAACAATGAAACGGAAGCTCAAGGCTAAGCAAAACCATAGAGATTTTGCAACTCGGGCAGTATGCCTCGTCTTGAATGTTGCCGTCCGGGAGGCGTCTGAAAAGGACGCCTCGATTCTCCAGCATTCTTGGGGATGCGATTTAAGTTGTTTGCGAAGGTCGTTGTGTTCAGTTACCAGACGATGATTATCGCGTTCAAGCCTATCGTATCCCTTGGGGAGATATTCGCGTTGTTTGCGAATAAGGACGAGCCTCCTCTTTTACGATCGACGCTCTATCGTGCTCGCGAAGCAGAGTGTTAATGTTCTCAAGTAGTCCCATTTTCCTAAGTTCTCTACGTGTCAGCCCCCCGACTAGCCTTGTGGCACCTGGCCAATTCGGCCATTATTACCCGACTCGGCATACATGTCCAACCCCCCCCCCTGCCAAAGGTCGCATGAAATACTACAAAAGTTGACAACGATTTAGATGCCCAATTCCTGCTATTCCGCCATGCGTCTTCCGGCGGCGCGGACGAGGAACAGGGTAACCGTGTGCCTGAGATGCGTTTTCCCGGCTATGGTGAGCTCGGTAAGATCGAGTTGATATTCCCCCGGTCGCAGGTGTGCAATCGCGATGGCGTCGATGTGGAGCGTTGCAAGGGAATCGCTAGTCCGGACCAACGTGGCAGCCGCCGGATCCGGAGAGACCACCCCGGCAACGCGCGACAGCCCCGCCACCGAATCGAGCTCCACGCAGGGTGCCGGACTGTTGACGCAACGCCTCAGAGTGCACACCAACGTCGACGTTTCCACGGTGGCTGCCGGGATCTCCAAGTCGACATCCTTAGCGAGGACCTGTTCGAGTGGATCGCCCGTCGAGCGATTGTTGATCAAGATGGTAGTTTCACCCGCATCTCCATAGTACTCCCCGTACGAGACTTCTGACATCTTACTCCTCCACCGTGGTCATAGATTCTTCGACGTACTGCGCTCGCTGGTTAGTCTTGCGCACGGGCCCACCGGCAGCAACGGGACTCGCACTACGCTGCACCTTGCCGATTTCAGTAGCCGCAGTAGCCGCATTGATGCCTGTTGCACTTGCATTCACAGCGTTGACCGTTGCATCCGGTTGCGTGAGGATAGTTGAAGCTGCCGCCCGCCCCAGTCGACTCGTGCCCGATGCGGTGGTGTGCACCTCGTCTTGGTCGTACGCGGCTAGCAAGTCATCAAGCTCACCAGTTGACTCCCGAATCTGCCCTAGGATGTCGTGACACTTATTGAGCAATACACCGTTGTCTCTACACCAGGTCGCGAGATAGCTGTTCCACGTTCGAATCGTCAGAGATTGCGCATCGGTTCCCGCAGTCCATGGAAGTATCTCGTCGATAGCGAGCACAGTCGTCAGCGGAACAGTCGCACGGATTGTATTTAGGTTAGCTTCGACCGCTGCCCATGTTCTACCGGTCACAACGTCATTCACGCCGCAGTGGATCAAGATATATTCAGGGTTCGCCGCAACCGCCGAAACAATGCCAGTTGACGCTACCCAGGCGAATGTCTGCGAGCCAAGAGCGTGGTTTTCGTAGCTCACATTGCCCATGTATTTAGCAACCCAATATCCAAGCTCACTCGACAGCTCGCCACCAAGGGTTTCACTCGTATGGTAACGCCCGTGGTACTTCGTGTTGCCTCCATGACCTTCCGCAATAGAGTCACCGGTGACCACCAGGACCGGTGGATCAGATAGCAGCTGGATATTCAACTCTGTTAGTGGAATGGTTGACGACAAGCTCGCTTCGGAAGTGATGTCGCCCTCCGCCCATTTGACGGAACCAACTGCAGATAGTGTGCGGCATGAGATTGCATCGGCACCCACCGTTGCTGGGACCCAAATCCCAATTTTATCGCCAGTTCGTACTGCCAATGGGCGATCTAGTGCGAATTCCAAGACATCACTCAAGGATGCGTTCGTGTAAGAACCGTGCAGGAAGTATCTGGGTGACGCGTAGATGCGTGTTCCGCCACGAAAAATCAATAGCTTAAACTCGCCAGTGGTGATCCCAGATCGTCGTGTTGTCAGAAAGCGAGTGACTTCACCGGTAAATCGAACACCAATGAGTGAATTACCGGTTTGTAGAAAAGTCCTACCTGCACCAGCCCCGCCGCTCAATCCAGCGTTCCCCTGCCATGGCAAGTTTGGGCCGCCTGCTACGTGCGATTGCTGCAAGTCGGGTGTCGCAATACTCTCGCTCGCATACGCCGGAGTCACTTCGCCAGTCGTCCACAGGATGGTTGCAGCTTGATTTGGACGGCCCGCTGTTACCTGGTAAACACCGTCGGCAATCTCGACTACACCGACGGTCTTAGCTGGGATGATCACGGCACCATCACCGTCCAAGAAGGAATACGCGACGGTCGTCAAATCTTTCTTATCAATCCCAAAGTTCACGTTGTATGTTGGCATTCTTCCACCTGTTTGCTGAATGTCTATTCTTCTGTCGTGCAAGTCGTCTCAAACAATCAACTAGGTTTGATAGGTCAAGTACGCGGGATATCTTCGACCAACCACTGATGGAGAGCCAGGGAATGGATCTTCTAACGCACCGGATGAGTACGCACTTGCCTTGAACTTGGTAGTACCGTTAACCGCTGTGTCATAACCAACATTTCTGTTAGTGAAAAAGTTCCATCCAACCCAATAGCTTTGTCCTGCGACAATTGAGCCTGAAGCGGAAAGTGTCAGCCAGTCATTCGCAAGTGGTGCGCCTGCTTCAGATACTGCGACCAACTCACCGATTGTCCCTGCACTGTCCAGCCATACGCCGAGTGTTGCTTCACCCGTTGCCTGGCTTGTGTACAGCGAGATGCTTTGTATTTCCCCAGAGAACTCTGCCAGATACGCCCCAGACGCCCACACGTAATTTGAAGATAAGGATGTTGCGACTTGATCGCCGGGTGTAGTCTTTCCAAGCTGAATTGTCTGGGAATCGACACCTCCAACAACTGCCAGCAGCGACGGTTTAAGGTCGCCGGCAAGCAGCAGCCCTGGACGTAGGGATCCGTCGGGGCGTATCAGCGATGGCTTGACCTCGCTTGCACTGTCAGGTGTGCCGCCGGTGTAGTCTGGCGTAACGAGTGACGGTTTGAGGTTGCCCGAACCGTCGGTCAGACCGGGTTTGAGACGATTCGGATCTAGGTCGCTGTAGTCGGGCATCTGAACAAACTTCAGGTGTTTGTGGGTATCTTGCGTATTTACTAACGAGTGCTGTATACCAGAGTAGGGCGAGGGTGCGACAGATTGCACGGATGCGATTCAACTCGCTACTGCAATTGTGAAGGATTCACATTGCACCCCGAGCCCTTTTCGAAACGCCAAGGCGACGAACAAGACTGTTCGGCAAGTTCTCCTTAGTTGCAGACGCAAGGATGCGTCCGCCTTGGCCCCTTCAATTGCCACGCATGGATGCCGCAATGGTCAAACGTTCTGCCGACACCGCTGCCAATTTATCAACGATTCTTTGGGCCGCATTGGGTTTTCTGGCTAAGAAACGCACCGACAAATCGCTACTGCCCGTTGAGACTCCGACGAAGGTCGACGTCACCATCGAGGGCAAGATCGGACGCAAGCAGATCTGCGAGCGGGTTATCGGATATCTAAATCTTGGAACCGATGGCCAACGATCGGCCACCAGCGCGGCCGATCCGGTGCGCGTGACCGCCCTGCTGCTCGCACAAGTCCCGACGGAGAAACGGGCGGAAGTCATTGCAGGAATCATTGCGGTGAAAGAAAGCACATCACAATTACCTTCGGTGCATGAGACCTATATCGAACAAGCCGATCAATTCCTGAAACGTCTAAGATCGAGCACGATGGCCACGGTCAAAGGTTCAGTCACGTTCGCCTTGAACAAGCCCAAACCCAAGCCAGCCGCTAAAGCGAGTAAGTGAATGCGATTCCCACCGCGAGCGTTGTTGGCCTTGGTCCTGGTTGTCTCGATTGGATGCGATGTCGATCGAGTTCCCGAGATGGTGGCCTACCCAGCGCCACCACCGGAAATTCCGGTCGCCAATCTTCCAGCCAGTCTGCGGCAAACAAACTGGGAGCATTCCGGCAACGGCCAAGGATCATGCGTACACGCGAGCTCGTGCAGTCACTTCCGCTGGCAGGGTAAGCAGTCGCTCGCAGCGGCCTGGCGTCGAGAGTACGCCGGTGGCGAAACGGCCTATTCGATCCTCACTAAATGGCGAGCCGAACAAATCCCCTTTGTGTTCACCGAGAACGGAGAGCCAAGCGTCTTGGAGTGGGCGAGTGACACGCGTCGTGGTGCCATCATCTGGTACTACCCGCAGCACTGCGTCACCTTCTGCGGATTCTCCGAAATGAATGGCATCGAATACGCGTTCATTCTCGACAACAACCGCACCGGTCAATTTCTGGCGATTGAAAAACATGCTTTCCTCCGAGCTTGGCGAAGCTACGGTGGTTTCGCCGCCATCGCCGTGTTCACCCCCACCGGACCATTGCCATGGCCCGCCTACATTCCCAAAGGAACCTGAGTCCATGAACGGTTATCCGAAACAGCACAACGTGATCCATCTCAGCATCGGAGCTGCCACGGCGGTCGCACTGTGTGCGATCATCGTCGGTGGATCCATCATCGCATCGGCCTACCAACCGGCGACGAGTGAAGACTCGCGACCTGGCGTACTGCCTCGCTTGGGAGTGACCGGCCTGGCTGGATCCAGCGATTCGATGGAAGCGGCCTACGGTCCAGTGAACAAGGGGGCCCTCAACGAAGCCAAGCAGGGGTTATTCGATCGCGTGCGAGCTCGCCGAGCCTCCCGGATGAACAGCTGCTGTGCTCCGCAGCCTCAGGCAGTGCAGTACGTGGCCACTCGCTACGTGATTACGGGGCCCGGTTACTCGAGTAACCCGGTACCGCTCCCCTCGGGACTCTCACAGCCCGTTTACCGGCAACCGCTCAACGCGCCCAATTGTCCAACCTGCCCACTGGAAATTGCTCCCAGTCGATCGCCGTCGGACATTCGAGGCGAGTCGATCGAAGACACTTACGGACCACTCAACAAGGCGGCCCTTGGCGAGCGGAAGCAAAGCACGGTTACCAGCTTGCTAAGTGAGCCGGGAGACGTGGGCGAGCTGCCCAGCAGTCTGGGACCACGGGTGGATCCAACCACGACACTCGATCGACAACCGCTGTATAAGCCCACCGAGGCGGAACAGCCCTACCTGTCGACAGAATTGCCGAATCCAACCAACGCCGACGGCACGATGCGAGTTGTCACCGAAGCGGGCATCTTGCCACCGCTAGAACGATTGCCGATTGTTGCCGCTGGCATCCCAGACAGTCCGCCGGTACCGGCGACAGCACTGCGGATCGTGCCGAGCAAATAACGGTCCCGGCGGCGATCGTGGATCGTGCAACTTCCCCCATCACAGGATTCGCCGTATGCGTCCCCCATTCAATTGCAAAACCGTATTGGTCCGAAGCGTGGCATTGTGGCTGATGTCGCTGCAGTGTGGCCTTGTCGTGGCCCAGAACGTGCCAGCCGACCCAGCGGATGCTGCGCGTCCGTATTTGTCCATCTTCACGCATCCCGACTACGCGGCCCGCCCGCAAGAGGCGGCCCTAGTGCGAGCAGTGCAGGGTGGCGAGCTGCTGCGGTTCGCCCAGTCGAGCCACTTCAAACATTACACCTCGTCCGATCCGATCTACCGCGACCGGTTCTCCACGATGTTCCCGACCAGCACTTTCCCAATCGTGTGCGTCCAGCGAAGCGACGGGGCGTATTGGTACAAGGCGAGTGGGAACCGTGTGCCGACCGATGGCCGTCAGTTACTCGACGAGATCAAGTACTACGTGGCTTTGGATCCGCAGCTCAATCCGTCTGGCGGTACCGCCGAGTCCGGGTTGAAAACGCAGATCGGCTACGAGTATGAGCAATGCGGTCCAGATGGTTGCCCGCCTCGGCCCGATACTTGGCTGCCCAACGTAAATCCGCAGCTGCCCGATTCGTCCGATTTTGTGCAAATCAAAACGCCCGTGCGCGATTCCATGGCGAGTGGTGTATCGACGCTGTTCGCAGTACTCGCCTGCGGATTTCTGTTGTTCGTCTTGGTAGTCAGTGCCATTGTCCTCTTTCTTGTTAGGCCCAAATAACATGACGTCCCTAATAGTTGGTGGGTCTGCACTCGCCTTTGGTTTTCTGTTGCTGGTCGGTGTGGCTGTCATCGCCATGCGAGCCTTTGTCACGCGTTCGAAGGCAGCCGGAGTCAATCCGTTCGATGGGCTCGACGCACGGGAGATCGAAGCCATGCGGCGTATCTTTCAAGAGATGCGACAAGCCGAAATCGAAGTGGGACTGCGGAACAAATTGCTGCAAGCAGCTGGGCCCACGGGCGATGTGGCTGCGACTGCTCAGCCAGCACGTCCGGCAGCCGCCGCCGTGGCTGCCGTCAAACCGACCGCCTAATCGGAATCGATCGGTCGGACAATTGTTGCGATGCGGATCCACCAACAATGAAACTGCATGGCCAAGAAAAAGGCGGCCGTCAAAACGCTCCCCGCGAAAGCGGCCAAGAAGGCACCTGCCAAGGTAGCCTCGCGATCTCGCACGTCTACTCCCAAGAAACGGCCGTCGCCCAAGGAGCAAGTCAAGACGACGGCCGCTACGAAAAAGGCGGCTCGAAAAAAAGCCGCTGCGAGCGAGTCTAAGAAAACCAAGCGGGCTGGTGCCAAGCGGGTATTCTCTGGGGCCACCACCGACGATGCGTGGATCCAAACGGCCGATGCCTACGCCCGTCACAAGAAGCGAGCCGGAGAGCGGCAAAAGCAACTCTCCGAAGATGGTCGGGACATCGCTGGCGAAATGCCGCAGGTCACCGATCCCAAGGCCCGGGCGCGCGTCTCCAAGTCGCTGCGTAAATTCTGCGACGAAGTTTTACCTGAACGGTTCCACCTAGGTTGGTCCGAAGATCACCTGACCGCCATCAAGAAGATGGAACGGGCCATTCTGACGGGTGACAATTTTGCGATCGCTATGCCCCGTGGTACCGGCAAGACAACGCTGGTCATTGCGGCCGTGCTGTGGGCCATTGTCTCCGGACACAAACGCTACATCGCACTGATTGGCGCCGATCGTGATGCGGCCACGAAGCTGCTCGACGGAATCAAGGTCGAACTGGAAACCAACGATCGTCTGCTCGACCTGTTCCCGGAGGCTGCCTATCCGATTCGCCGCCTCGAGGGAATTGCCAACCGCTGCCGTGGCCAGCTGTACCAAGGCAATCGAACCTACATCCGCTGGACTAGCAAGCACATCCAGTTTGCGAACGTGCCCCTGCGTGGCGAGGTTCCTGAAGGTGGACGTACCGCCAGCATGGCGGTTGTGGAAACGGCAGGCATCCGTGGCAAGATCCGTGGCATGCAGCAGGCCTTGCCCACCGGTGAGATTGTGCGGCCCGATTGTTTCGTGGTCGATGATCCGCAAACCGACACCTCGGCCAAATCACGGACGCAGGTGAACTCACGCTTGAATGTGATCACGGGAACTTGTCCCGGTCTGGCTGGTCCGGGGGAATCGATCTCCGGGTTCTGCACCTGCACAGTGATCGAACCCGATGACGTGGCGGACCAGCTGCTCAACCCCGAGAAATTCCCAGACTTCCATGGTGAGCGTTTTCAATTGGTCTACGAATGGCCAACGGAGACCGAACTGTGGGAGGAATATGGCAACGTCTATCGCGAGTCGATGGCGACTGAACTGGGAATGGCCCCTTGCAATACGTTCGTGAAAAAACACTGGAAGCGGCTGCATGCCGGTTCTCGCGTGGCGTGGGAAGTGCGAAAGCGGAAAGACGAAGTTTCACCGCTGCAGCATGCCTACAATTTGCTGCTGCGTTTGGGCGATATGTTTTGGCAGGAATACCAGAACAAGCCCAAGGGGGCAGACGATGCCGAGGACCTGCTCAGCGTCGACGAGATCCAGGCCAAGGTGAACGGCTACCCGCGTCTGATCCTGCCACCGGTGGCCAACCTGGTCACGGGATTTATCGACGTGCAGGGCGAATGCCTGTTCTACTCAGTGATTGCGACAGCTCGATCGAGTTTTGACGCCTGGCTGTTGGACTATGGGACCTGGCCTCGGCAAACGGCCAAGTACTATTCGAAACGCAAACTCGGCAAGCGTCTCTCCCAAATCTACAAGGGGCGTGGCCAAGAGGGGCGCATCCGACAAGGGATCATGGATTTGACCGCGGATCTGGCTACCACTGATTACACGATGCCCGATGGCCGCACGTCGATGCGGATCAAGCGGCTGGGCATCGATGCCGCCTGGGGCAAGTCGAGCCCGATCGTCTACGCGTGCGCCATCGAGTCGCCTCACCGATCAATCATGCTGCCCACGTTTGGCCGTGGTTTGGATGCGATGAAAATGCCCATGGAGTTCTGGACGGCCAAGCCGGGGGAAACGCTGGGCGTGGGCTACGCGATCCGCCCTCGACCTGGCGGTGGATTGTATGCACTGCTCGACAGCAACTATTGGAAGTCATTCGTGCACGCACGCCTGGCGGTACCGATGGGCGACGCCGGTTGCTTGTCCCTGTTCCAACCGGAGATGATCACCACGCATCGATTGATTGCCGAGCACTATCGGTCGGAGACTCGATCGGAAACGAGCAACGGTAGCCGCGTGGTACACATCTGGACGTTGCCCGATAACAAACCCGACAATGATTTGTTCGATGCAACGGCCGGAGCCATGGCAATGGCCGGGATTGAAGGAGCCAAATTGGCCGATCTAACGGTGCGGAGAGCTGCGAGCAGCTCAAAACGCCCCAGACGACGTACCACAATCAAGGCCTAGCGATGGCAAAAAATGCGGCACCCCGAAAACGCAACCCCGTTCCTCCAACGCATGAGGAGATTTCACATCATGAAGCAATAGCTCAACTTCAGAATCTACTACGACAAATGCAACAGCGCAGCGCGGCCTACTACGCAACACCACGGCGTGGCATTACCGACGCTGCCAAGACAAACGCACTACCGATCGACTATGAGATTCCGATCAGTGGTGCCAAGGAGGTGTTGCAACACCTCGCCTCCGGAAAATTGAATGTGGTATCGCAGCCCCTTCTCGAATGGATCGTCGAGCGGTTGCGCTAGCTTACTCACTTGATGCACAACATGATGAACGGACTCCCATGAATACCAATCAACTCTGCCCCAAATGCAAAGAATCCTCGGTTCTCGTTCCCATCACGGGCAACCGCTGGGACTCTTACCACTCACGCGCCGAGATCGCTCTGGACTGTATCGAGGAAGGGACCATCGACGCCGTGATCACGGATCCTCCCTACGGATCGGGAGGAACCACGGTTGCGAAACGACTGCGTCCCTCTTCGGAGAAGTACCAGAGCAGCGATCGAAAGGAAAAACTCCCGGACATCGATGGCGATGCCATGTTGCCGGAGGCCTGGATGCGAATGATGACCACCATCTTCGACAAGGTCCGCAGGGCTTGCAAGCCAGGTGCCGATCTACTCGTCTTCTGTGACTGGATGAGTCTCACTCGCTTTATCGAAGTGATCGGGGCGGCTGGACTGCATGTCCGCAGCGTCGGTGTCTGGGACAAGGGACGTTGCACGCGTCCGAACCGCAACGGCATGCGGAACCAAGTCGAGATGATTCTCCACGCGCGGCGATCGGGCAAAGCGGAGCGTCAGAAAGACATCTACCTCAATGGCGTTTTTCAGTATCCGACGATGCGGAACAATAAACTGCATTTGACGCAAAAGCCGCTTGAATTGATGCATGAACTAATGCAGCTGGCACCTCCGGAAGGAATCGTGCTCGATCCGTTCCAGGGATCGGGAACCACGGGTGTGGCCGCCTTGCAAACGAATCGACGGTACATCGGTATCGAATCGGTAAAGCACTACCACGATATTGCCGTGCAGCGATTGCAAGAGTTCAGTACCCCGTAGTCAGACCACTATTTGTTTTCAGCTTAGACAAGGATGCCCATGGCTACTCGCAAGAACCCCGCGCCGAAGAACCCGACCGCTCCTCGGCGCCGCAACGGGAGGCCCAAAGGGTCGAAAGACATCCAACGCGACGAGGTCGACGTCATCGGATCGCGTTGCAAGAAATGTGGATCCAGCCTGCGGACTCCCTACGCGAATGATCCAACGCGGATGGCTTACCCCGGAGTGGATCCCATCACGGGCAAGCCCTACACGCAAATCGTGTGGCGACGGACGCAGTGTCGGGATTGTGGCCAGCACCGCATCGACAAGTGCTATGAAAATCTGCCCAAGAAGAGGTCCCAGCAATCATGAGCCCCACCGAAATCAAAGCTCGCATTGATGAGATCGATTGCATCCTGCAGTCGGGTGCCAAGTCGGTCACGGTCGACGGTGTGACGACAACTTGGGATCACGACAGCCTACGCAGCGAGCGTGGGGACCTGGAACGCAAGCTGTCCCCCAAGACGCGTCGACGTCCGTTCATCCTCAAGCCTCGCTTGGGCTAGGTTTCCATTTTTTGTCACAGCTTTACGTATAGATAGTTAGATTGCCATGGTTACTGCAAACGCCGCTCATTTCGTTTACGACGTCCCATCCACCGGACCGGTCGAACGTGGCAGCGGTGGTGGCCAATTCTCCTACGATGCGCTGGAGGCCAAGGGCCGCCGCAAGGCGGCTCCCAATAGAATCGTCCGGGAAGATGTCCATGTTAGTGCGGGCAAGCGAACCAAGCTGCAGGCGAGTGCCCGCGACCTGGCTAAGAACTTTTCCATTGCCGCTTGGATGATCCGCAGGCACTTGGATTACTGCGCTAGCTTTACCTTTCAAGCCAAAACGAGCGATCGCGGATTGAACAAAGCCATCGAGCAATTGATGGAAATCCAGTCCCGTCCGCTGGCCTGCGATCGCGGTGGCCGATTCTCGCGTGAGAAGATGTTCCGCCAGGTGGAGGCCTCCCGAGTACTCGACGGCGACATTGGCATGCTGCGCTTGCGCTCCGGCCACACGCAGCTGATTGAATCGGATTGCGTGCGAGATCCCGAAGCAAGTGAGAAGAAACGGAGCGACGATCGATTCGAATGGGTCGACGGTGTGCAGGTCGACTACGCCGGATTGCCTCGTCAGTATTCCGTGCACGGTCGCAAGAAGGGTGGCCGTGGCTACGAATTCCGCCGCACGGTACCCGCTCAGAATTTTCTGCTGTATGGATTCTTCGATCGTCCCGCTTCGGATCAAGTGCGGGGCATCTCGCCCATTGTCGCCGCTCTGAACAACTTTCGCGACGTCTATGACAACATCGACTACGCCCAAGTGAAAATGAAGATTACGCAGTTGTTCGCCCTGGCACTGCTGCGGAAGAGCGAAGCCCAAGGGCTCAACGAAGCGTTGCCAACCGCTGGGGAACAAGCCGTACTCGATGGCGAGGCCTGCGAGGAAGACGTTTCCAGGCCCCGGGAGTTCGATCTATCGGGCGGACCAACGGTACTCGATCTCGACACCGACGAGAGTGTGGAAGTGATCGAGAGCAACACTCCCGCTACTGAATTCCAGAGCTTCATTGAGATTGTCCTGGCCGTGGGTCTGAAGTCGCTGGACATCCCCTACAGTTTCTACAACGAGCGATTTACCAACTACTCTGGATCCAGAACGGCCTGGCTACACTACGAACGGTCGTGTGGGGATCGCCGCGCCGATCAAATCGAAGCTCGCAGACGGTGGACGCTATGGCAGCTGCAGCGGTGGATTGCCGATGGCATTTGGACTCCGCCCAGTGGCCAGACCATTGCCGACATCAAGTTCGAATGGATTCCCCGAGGGATGCCATGGTGGAAGCCGAGCGAGGAAATTGTGGGGGACATCAAGGCCATTGGGGCCGGATTCGACAATCCCGATCGCGTCTGCCGCGAACGCGATCGAGGTGATCCACGTGACAACATCGATGCCACGCTGGAAATCATCAAGTACGCGATGGACCAAGGGAAGGCAGTCATTGGCCCGGACTACGAGCACAAGCTCAATTTTTCCGCAGACTTCGGTGTAGGGGCACCCGAGGCGGCGGTGTAGTTGCCAACTACTCGCGTTACCAATTCTTTCTCGGCAATTGCATCTAGCGAAGGGATTGGGTAGTACGGCACACTGGTCCGCATGAAGAAATTCGACCCATCCAATCCGACCCAAGCTCCCGCCGATGCGTTTGCATTCGCTGCGAGTGAGTGCAAATGGGAAGCTGCAACCGAGCGCAAAAACGGCCTGCGACGTATGCCGGTCAACGTGTTGGCTCGTACCGGTGCACCCGTTTACCATTGGTATTGGGATTCGATCGTGCACGATTTCGAGGGGCTGGTTCACAAGCCCAAGATCGCGTTCGACTATCGGCACGATCCCAATGAACCAATCGGCGTGGCCGATAAGTTCACGGTTAACGATGCGGGACTGTGGCTCGATGGCGAGTTGATTAGTCGTGATCCCAAGGACGAAGCGGCCAAGATCATGGATCTTGGTCCCGCTGGCATTCCTTACGAAGCTTCGATTCACTTCAACCCTGCCACGGCGGTGATGGAGTATCTACCCGAAGGATTCACCACCACGGTCAACGGTCAAGAAATCGCGGGTCCGCAAGTGATCGTTCGCAAGTGGGAATTGCTCCGCTGTGCGTTCTGCTTGACCGGCGTGGATGGCGGATCGCAAGCCAATTTCGAAGCGGGGGAAGATTCACCCGCCCTGTTCTCCCTCAATTGGACTGATAAACCAATGACTAAAACCACTCCAACCACACCTGCAACTGATGGCAAAGAGACTGAAGCGGGCAAGCAATCCACCGATTCTCAAAAGCCTGAAACGTCGGCGACTAAGACCGAAGGAACTCCAGTCGATCGAGCTCAGTTTGAGAACGAGTTCAAGGCCCAGCTGGGCAAGTTTACCGCCAAGTTTGGCGCCGCCGACGGCGCCGAGTACTTCAGCCAGGGACTGAGCTACGAACAGGGGCTCGAAAAGCACTGTGCGAAGCTCGAACAATCCGCCAAGGATGCGACGGTCGCTCAATCGACCGCCGAGGACAAGCTGGCGAAACTCGATCTCGGTGAAACGCAGGGCGTGGATACCGGTACCGGAAAGGGCAAGCAGGGGGCCAAGTTCGAGGACCTGTTCCGCTCCGCAGCTGGGACCGAAGGCAAGAAGTAGTTCTCACCTGCAGTCGAGCGGCAACAACTTACTGATTTCAACTCACACAAGGACCGGGGGCTAGGATGGCCGATTCACTAATGACGCTCGCCGACATCGCGTTACTAAACGATGTCAGCGTGGAGGACTATGGAGCAACGGATATTTTCCTGGATGCTCCCGTGTTGCGGATCCTGCCCGCACAAACTGCGAGCCACGGTACTGACCACAAGTACTTGAAGCACGTGACCGCTCCAACCGTTGGCTTCCGTGCTCCCAACGCCGGTCGCGATCACAGCAAGACCGGACGCGTGTGGGTGACCGAAACGCTCAAGATCTTGGATGCGACCTTCCACTTGGACGCGATGATTGCCAAGAGCAATCCCAAGGGTGAAGCCTTCGTGATGGCCATGGAAGCCATGATGCACTTGCGAGCTGCGATGAAGGCTGCCGAACGGCAGATCTTCTACGGTACCGCCGAAGATGCCGGTGGTTTTCTTGGTTTGGTGGACAACGTTGGACTGAACAAGATCGATGACGCCATGGTGCTGACCGCTGGTGGTACAAGCACCGGTGTGTTCGGTGACGTGTGGATGATTCGGGCGACGAGCGATTTCGCGAACTGCGCCGTGATCCTGGGCAATAGTGGCAACATTGCCATCGAGCCCTGGGAACGGCAATTGGTTTCCGATGGTGATGGGAAGCAATTCCCAGCCCTGTTCCAAGAGATCGACGGATGGCTTGGCCTGCAGGTTGGAGGGGCCAAGAGCGTGGCCCGCCTGGTCAACCTCAATCTGGCGGACGGGGCTTCGGCCAACACGCTGACCGACGATTTGCTGGCCAACCTAATGGAATTGTTCCCCGAGGAAGCGCCACCCACGCATATCGTGATGAACAAGCGAGCTCGCAAGCAATTGATGCAGAGCCGGACCGCGACCAACGCCACCGGAGCTCCTGCACCATTGCCAACTGAGTATGAAGGGGTGCCGATCGTGACAACCTCGGCTTGTTCCACGTACACAACGGCCGTCGCCGCTTCCTAAGCAGGAACTGGATCCACCATGCCCAACGCCCCCGCGCTAACTTTGCAGAAGCTGCTTTGGCGGACTCTGCTGAAAACGCGGGGCGTGCTGGTGACCTACAAGGCTACCGGGTTTGTGATCGCTGAATTGAAGGTGGTGTTTACTCGCCCAGGCGAGGATCAAGTAGACATGAGCGACAACTTTTCGCTCGTGTCGAAACAGTGGGACGTGTTGATCGATCCTGCCACGTTGATCAATCCAACCGGGACACCCATTGAACCGGAACTCGGTCACGTGATCACCAAACTCGACGGCACGGTTTACCGAGTCCAGTCTGGTGATGGAAGCCGCAATTGTTGGCGTTGGTCCGATGGCCTGCAGACCTGGCGTAGAACTCACACGGTGATTGACTGATGCCCACCCCGATCCAAGAGCTGACAATCGCATTGCAAAGTGCGATCGCCGCCGAGCTGTCGATCGTGATCGAACGGCGCAAGATCGCTTATTTCACTCCGGGTGAAGTTCGCGAGGGAAAATACATCATCGTTGGCATTGGCGAGGACACCAATGCCAAGCGTGGGATTGACCTGCTCGACCTGCAGGTGGATCTCGGGTACCAGATCGCATTGCCAGAACCAACCGAATCCAATCCGGATCCGGCCAACAATATCCCCTGGTCGGACGAGCAGGAGCAAAAGGTCGATGCCATCAAGCAACTGTTCCGGCCCGATGGTGCACTGCGCGACAGGGCGATCGCTGGGGTAAATTACCTCCGCATGCAGAACACACCAATCTACCGACCGGACATGCTGCTCGACAACCAAATTTTTACCAGTGTGATTCGTTTGGAATTCCGCTCCGAAAACGAATAGCTCCAAGGATGGAACCATGACTACAGGCAGAACGTGCAAGGCGTATGTGAACATTGGCGGTACGCTCGCCACACCTACGTGGGTTGAGATGAAACGCATCAGCAACGTTGCACGTCCCAAGGGGCGTGGAACTAGCGATCGCATGTACCGCGGTGCCAAAAACAAAAAGAAGGTCACTGGCTACCGAGAGTTCGGATTCTCGTTTACCTACGTCCCAGCTCGAGCTGGATCCGCAGCGGCTACGGCCGACACCGTGATCACAACCCTGGAGGATTCGCTCGACAACGAAACGATCCTTGACGTGTGCTTCATGGATGCGGCCGTCACGGGTGATGCCGTAGGCGTGCGGGGCTATGTCCAGGTGAGCAAGTTCGATCGCAAAGAGGATGACGAGGACTCTGTCACCTACGACGTCGAACTGGTCGAGGTCGAAGAGTACGACGGGGCGGGGGACTTGGTCGAAATCGACGCCTACGAAACCACCGAGCCGTAAGCGGATCCACTGACCGAGTTGCGGCCCTCCATTTTTCAGAATCAAAGGACTCACAGATGAAGTTTACCATTGTTCGTGTCGCCCAAGTGTTAGCCGCTGCGGCTTCTGGCCAACTCAACAAGGAAAGCAGCGTTGACACCGTGATTCAACGCAATGCCGAATGCCATCGCGATTCGGCACCCGGCATGAAACTGAATGTCAGTGCTGCGGTTGCAGATCGCGTCAAGCAATTGACAGGGAGTGCGTTCGCAGAGCCAGTCCCCAGCCTTCCACCGATCCCTGAGCCGGGATTGCCCGAGACGAATCCTTCAACTGCTGAATCGAAAAACGTCCCAAGCGAACCAATTGTCGCTTTTCCTGAGACGGCAGAAAAGCCAGCCGCCGAAGATGCGGCCGACGACACCGAAGCATAAAGCAAGCCATGCAGTACCTCACTCCCATCGCCGTCCGCCGGTTGCGAATCGCCGCCGCACGGTTACGCACTGGTAGACGTCGCTCTGGGAGTGAGCGTGCTGTATGGATTGCCGCCAAGAATTATCGCCGAGCTGCTCAGTTCGAACCCGACGAAGCACCTGAAACCATCGAGCTGCCCAAGTCGCTCGTCGACCTAGTCCAAACTCTAACCCCGGAACTTGAAGATGACAGCGGACACATCTCAGCCCCTGAAGTGGAATGACGGAAGCGGCCAAAGTTGGTCGACAACGATCGCACTTTCCGACGCCTTGCGGTTAAAGCAAGAAATGGCCATCGACATTCTGGATCCAAAGAGTGTCGAAGTGATCTTTGGAAGCGATCTAGTCCGCAGAACGGAGGTCCTGGGGGAACTGGCAAGGCCCCAGTGGGAAGAGGCTGGCATTGCCTACACCGATTTCGCTGATCTGCTGCTGTCGGGTCCAACGACATTTGTCGATGCGAGTGATGCACTACGACGAGGACTCAGCGATTTTTTCCGCCGAGCCGGCCGCGAAGATCTCGCCATCGTCGCCGATCGAGCCTGGAAGGCGATGGAAGCCGGAATGCAGGTCAGCGTGGCCAAGGCGAGCGGGGAGAAGGTCGGCAAGATCCTGCAGGCCGGGATCGATCGAGCCGAGGCCGACCTCGACAAGGAACTCGATCGAGCCCTCGCGACACTGCAGGCCCCCAGGATCGCTGGGAGCTCGTCTGGCAGCTCGCCGGGATAACGGGGCTAGATTGGCGACCGATGTCGCTGCGAGCGTTGCTGGCCGCAGCACGGGGACGCCAGGCCCACGATTGGGATATGTCCATCCTGATGCTTTCAGCCTGGCAGACGGTCAACTTTCGCGACAATCCATTTCGCCAACGAAAAAGCTCCGCAGGTAGTTTCGATGTGGCTGCTCTGCGGCGCGAGCACAAACGACGAAAGCGGAAGACCTAGCCATGTTGACTGTCACCTCACAAATCAAAGATCGATTCTTCGACCGTCAAACGGTGATTGAACAAATTAGCCGTGAGAACGTCCGCAGGCTGGGTCGCATGGGTGCCTATGTCCGGCAACGAGCACGGACGGACATTCTGCGACGAGGTCGCAGAACGCGAGTCAGAGACCCCGGCCGCAACAAGCAGAATGGACGATTCACGCGAGGCAGGGCAGGACGCAGTTCCGCAGCGAGCGGACGGCCGCCTCACGTTCACTCGCGTGATTCCGTGGCGACGCTGCGGAATATCCAGTTTGGACTCGGTGCCGACGATGCGTCCATCTTGATCGGACCATTAGCACTCAACGGCAATAAACCTCAGGGGAGCGCCGCCAAAACAATTCCGGAGTTGTTGACCAAAGGTGGCACGGCACGAGTTCCCAAATACTCCTTTGACAATTCCGTTTGGTACACCGGCAACTATTCCCAAGCACCTCACCAGCGATCGGTCACAGCTCGCTACAAGCCTCACCCGTTCATGGGCCCAGCACTCGACAAAGAGATCGCCGCAGGGACTGTCGATCGAGTGTGGAGTGCCTCCGCATTTTAGGAACCGACCATGGCAGCCAAAGACATCGAGGCGGGTAGAGCTCACGTACTGATTCGCTTGAGAGATCAAGTCTCGGCCGGACTGAAAAAGACCGAACGGAACTTCGCCAAGTTCGGACGTAGCTTTGCGACTGCAGGCCTGGCACTCGGAGCTGCTGCAGGTGGTCCGCTGGTCCGCGTGATGCAAGTGTTTGGCGGGTTCGATGCTGCCATGGCTCGCGTCTCGGCAATTACCAATGGCACCACGGACGAACTAGCGAAGCTGCGTGCCGAGGCCAAGCGTCTGGGAGCCACAACGCAGTTCAGTGCCACGCAGGCTGCCGAGGGAATGGTTTTCCTCGGGATGGCTGGATTCAATACCCAACAAGTTCTCGCTGGGATTGGTCCAGTGCTGAATGTGGCGGCTGCCGGGATGCTGGAGCTTGGGCGAGCCGCGGATATCGTTTCCGATGCCACGACGGCTTTCGGCCTGGCTGCCGAGGATACCGGACGGGTTGCCGACGTGATGGCCAAAACTGCAACGAGCTCGAATACGTCGATCGAGCAAATGGGAGAGGCCTTTACCTACGCTGCAGCCCAGGGCAAGGCAGCTGGACAAACCATTGAGGACGTTTCGGCCGCTCTCGGAGTACTTGGCAACTCTGGACTCAAGGCGTCCATCGCTGGAACCGGCGTGCAAGGCATTTTCAAGCGACTGGTACAACCCGACGCATTGGCCATGCTGCGTTCCATGGGAGTATCCCTGGCGGACTCAGCAGGCAATATTCGCCCGCTCACGGCGCTGATGGCAGACTTGCAAAGAGCCACCTCCCGAATGACTCAGCTCAAGAAGCTGCAGACCTTCGAGGAGCTGTTCGGATTGCACTCGAAATCTGCGATCATTCTTTCGGACAATGCTTCAGCACTCGAACAGCTGACTGGCAAGTTGTACAACGCGACCGGAGCGGCAGATTCGATGGCTTCCAAGATGCAAGACTCGGTCATGGGCCGTTGGCTTGGTTTCACCTCTGCGTTCGAAGCGATTCACGTTGCACTGGGGGAAGCGTTCAAAGGTCCCACACAATCGGTGCTGGCGTTCGGTGCCACGTCCATGCGTGTGATTGCAGCGTTTATCGATGGCAATCAAACGCTTTTTAAAACGATCGGATTGATAGCAGGCGGCATTGCTGCAGTTGGCATCGTGCTGACCACCATTGGCTTTTCGTTTCTGGCAGCCTCGTTCGCCGTCGGTGGTCTGGCAACGGCGATCAGCTTTCTGGCATCTATTATTGGCTTCGTCTTCTCGCCACTTGGCCTGGCTGTTGCCGTGCTCATTGGCCTTGGCATCGCAGCCTACCAGTTTCGTTCCCAACTCGCTGCAGCATTCTCCTCGGTGGCCGAGTACTTCCGACCACTCATAGACGGGATAGGCCACGTGTGGGAGATCTTCAGTGAAACGTTCGGTGCAATTGTGGCCGAACTGCAGGGAGGAAACCTGGGCAACGCTGCGGGTATCGCATGGCTAGGGTTTGTGGCTGCAGCCTGGCAGGGCGTGGCCGAGTTGGGTGGGGCCATTGATGCTGCTCTTGGTTTTCTGCAGGCCTGGATTCCTGGCGTGGACAACGTACGCACCTACATCACTGGGGCATTCGCATCAATTGGTCAATCGATCCTGGCCGGGCGGTGGGACCTGGCAGGAGCGATTGCAATGACGAAACTCAAGTTGGCAGTTGCCCACGGTTGGGGAGCGATTACCAACGTATGGGCAGGTGCCATGACGGGCATCGGTACCATTTGGGATTTCACTATCTACGGGTTGCGAAGTACTTGGAACGCACTCGCCACAGCAATTCGCGCATCGGTGTTCATCATCACTGACGTCTTCACATCGATTATTGATCGACTTGATCAGCTTTGGACTTCCTTTGCCTCAACAGCAGCACGAATTGATGCATGGATGACCGGAAGCAAAATGCACTCGAACTTGGCAGATAAATACACCAGTGATTTTGCAGCCAGAACCGCCGCTCGCAAAGCAGCTAGCGACAAAGAGCGAGCTGCGATCGGACGCTCGCAGCGAGAAGGGCAAGCCCGAATCGACAGTGACCTGAATCGCCGCGTAACCGGACGTGTTCAATCGGAGCAAGGCGTCAACAATCGCAATCAAGCACGGCAATCACAATTGCGGGCTGAAATTGCCAATCTTGAAAGGCAAGCTGCAACGGCCTACGCTGGCGCCGGAGCTCCAACGATTGAGAACGTCGCTGCCAAGGCTCGCGAGGATCTGCGCCAAGCGATCGCAGATTCACAGAAGCAAGCCCAAGCGGGTACGCAAGGGAACGGCCCAACCAATGCAGCTCTGCGCAGGCAAGCTGGCGTCGGTGGTGGACAGCTCGCCAAGATCACCAGCTCCGGGACGTTCTCGGCGGCCGCTGCAGCTCAGGCACTCGGTTTCGACACGCGACCTGCAGAGCAGACCGCCAAGAATACAAAGAAGATTGTGCAGCTGATCCAAAACAACCGGGGCGGAGCCCTTTTCACTTAATGGAGTCGGACACCTATGGTCACAGGTATTGTTGCAGTGGTGATGGTGATTATTGGGTTGGCGGTAGGTGCCTATGGTTGGCGTTTTGTGTGCGATGCCGAATTGGCGGACCTGCGTACGCTACTCAATCGAGCGGTTGCAGATCGCATCGATTCACGTAAGCAACTCGAACGCGAGATCGCTGAGTTGAACAGCACTGTCGGCAAACGCAGCGAAGAGGTTATGCAGCTCCGCAAACGCATCGCCAAAGCAGAGACGACAAACGCATCCTTGCGGGAAGAACTCACAACCAAGTCAAGCAATATCGCAGACCAAAAAAAGTTCTTGGGCGACTTGTCCGCCAAGTTTGGCACCATCGCCGAAAAGCTCTAACCCAGAATAAACCATGGCCATCCTAGTCCGAGAGATTGCAGGCATGAGCGGTTCCGAGGGAGCCGACGAAGCCTCTGCCACGCTAGTTTTCGACGTGAAAAAAGGTGCAACGGATTCCATGGCCGCTGTGCGTGCTGCCGTGGTCTCGGAAACACCTGCGACTTTTGACGGACTCGATCGAACCAAGTTCACTTGGCGCGAAGAAGAGGAAAACCTGCGGCTGATCGTCAACGTGGATTATTCTGCTCGCTTGCCGGAATCCACCCTGCGCCGCTCGTTCGACAGCACTGGCGGAACTGTTCGCGTGTTCACTTCCCTCGATACGGCATCGTTCGTGCGACCTGGTCGCACTGCTCCCAACTTCCGCAGTCTGATTGGCATCAAGGATGGTGATCCCGAGGGAGTCGATAAAACGGTCCCCGCACTCAAACTGAGCTACAGCTACAAGTGGCCCAGCAACGTGATCAACAACGCGTATATAAAAGCATTGGCCGGGCTGGTTGGCATGACTAACTCCGCGACCTGGGACACGTACGGAGCGGGCGAGCTGCTGTTCTTGGGTGCGAGTGGTGAAATCATCCCCAACGTCCCGACTACGATTAGTTACTCCTACGCAGCCTCTGCGGATGTTACTGGCCTGACGATCGCCGACATTACAGGCGTCGCCAAAGGCGGGCATGATTATCTGTGGGTGGCCTACGAAGAGGAAGCGGACGCCACTGCCAAGAAAAAGATTCGCCGTCCCCTGGCGGCCTATGTCGAACGCATCTACGGCCGGACAGCTTTCTCAAGTTTCGGGATTATCTAGTGCCCCAAATTTCAAAACGCAAGCCGGGAGATCGCTCCATCCCCGCGACGGATTGGAACAACATCGCAGATGCGATCAACGGTGGCGTGGGGCACCGTCCACCGCCACGGGCTGGATTCTACGTTCCCACGGTGTTGGTGCAAAACGACACCGGCGCAGACCTGCAGGCATTTCAATGCATCTCCCTCGATGATCCGTTGTTTGCACTCGAGACAAATGGTTCTGTCGATTTGATCTTCTCCGGAAAGGCTGCCGATCCCGATAAGCCAGCAGCAATTGTGACCGAGCCTATCGCACATGATGCCTCCAACAAACGCTGCGGCCGTGCTTGGATCTACGGGTTGGCTTATGCACTGGTGGGCCCAGCCGCGTCGGCATCCGATCTCACCGCGGCTCCGGAAGCAGCGAACAAACGCCTAGCACCTGGTGCCGGTTCTGTGCAGTTGCTCGCAGCCCCGAGCACCACGGTCGAAAAGCTGCTGCCCGTACTTCTGGGAGCTGCCAGCGGTGGTGGAGATAGTCACTACCTATTTACACTCACATCCGCCATGAGCAGTGGCTACGGCACCGCCACAATTCGCTCCATTTCCGATTCAGAAGAAATTGAGACCGGCGCGAGCGTGGTTGATACGTTGGGGCTATTCGATGGACTGGCCAGCGGAAAACGCGGGATCTGCATTAAGTCGGGGGAAGCCTATTACGCTATAGGCCCGTACGTTACAGCGGTGCGTTGGGACGATCCGGATTTAGAGCAATCGAAGGACGGCGGCGATACGTGGGAGAATATCGACACAGCCGAGGACTGTAGCTAGTGGCCCATTTAATGAAAGTATCGGGACATTTGGCCAGGACCGACAGCGGGCATTTAGCAAAATGCGCTTGCCGGTGTTGCGGCCAAATTACGTTTCCGAGTTTCTCAGAATTCTATAATTTCCCGTGCAATGGTTGGACAGGAGGAACCACCACCACAGTAGCCGGGCCAGAGGCGGCAATCGATGTTTGCCTAGGATCGGGTGAGAAGGTATTGGGATATATCGAGGTGACAAGGCGGGGAGAGTGGAGTAAGCCGGGCGAGTCGGACACGCTATGCGAGCAGTACGACAAGTGGGAGCTAAGAATGTTTGCGACAGGTACGCCCCCCGCACCAACCGATTGTTGGGTTAGATATGAGGTAGTGGAGTCTACGGCTACCGGTACAGTACCACCAAGCCCACTAGACCCGGGAGCGTGCCATTTCGGAGGGTGTGTGCCAGCCGAAACGGTAGGCTCTATTGTCACTCGACACGCTACCGATCCTATAGAGGGTTGGATATTTGAATTCGAATTTACCCCATGCGAATAGCTTGCACGGTGATTGCCGGTGCCAGTGTGGTTGGCTATTCCGAGTGCACGATATCGCAGCGATCACGCTACCATGCCCACGTTGCAAGCGATCGGTAGATTGTGTGGCCGGATCATTGGGACCACGACCACCTGCAATTAATGCACCCGCCTGGACTCGGTTGCTCGCGCTGGCCAAGTCGCGCTCAGACGTTGGCATCGGTGACACGATCGAGCGATTGCTCAACTACATTGGGGGCAAGGCCTTTAAGCGTTTGCACCACCGCTATTTTGGAAAGCAATGCGGTTGCAACTCTCGACGCTATGCACTCAATCGCCGGTATCCCTATCGATAAGATTGCCCGTTGCGATCGAGCCACTATTCGCTTCACAGCGCAGAGAAAGAAAGTGTGCACATCAGCGCGGTTGTTCCCTATGGGGTCCCCCGTCGAAATCCCCGAAGGGACCCGCAAAACTATCTACACATCAATTCATAAACGGAAACGCAAAACTTCGCCTTGAGCGCCCAGCCGGATGAGCATTTGACGGCGTGGCATGGGACGTCTCCACTCTTTCCAGTAGCACATGCGAATGGGTCTGCAAATCCAACAGTCCAGGTGAGCGAAGATCCTCAGTTGGAGATGCCGGGGATGCAGAATTTACTCACCACCCGATGGAAGATCAATTTGAAGATTCCTGAATCCGGCTGCCGCATTCAGATGGAATTGTGTTCGAGGATGTGGATAATTGGGAGCAGTTTAAGGATAATTGCGTACTTCGCCCTGGGATAATACCTATGAAAGTCGCATTATTCTCATTGACCAATGATAATAACAAGTTCTGCCAGTTGAAGGCGATGTCACCGCAATGTCGATGGAGACGTAAATGAGACGCCACGAACTTACTGCGAACGCCATTCTCCATTTCCCAATTCTACTGATTCTCGGTATCGCAATTGCGACCGCTTGGCCCGTCGATATGGTGATCGTGGCGTTGATCTACGGTTGCGGCGTCATCGATCTTTCCTACGCCAAACTTCCGCAAATACGACACGGCGTGCTCAATTCGTTCGGACCAAAACTCGTTCCCGCAAATCGCCGTTCGGCATACTTCCGAGCTTACCGAAGACTCGGTTTCGGTTTTGCATTCCACTGTCTTGTGCTGGTACATTATTTCACTGTTGTCGCACCGTAGCGACGCGCAAAGAAAGCAGAACCATCACATGCACCGAAGCCGGGCTTGCGGGGTCTTACAAATGGAACATCGACTGTCCCGGCTCGGTGATGTGTAACGTTCGCCCAATTGGTAAGCCGCCACAGTTCACTGCACGGCAACAAATTAGTCGCGTATGGCTGATGAAGACGATCAGAGCACCGACCACATCATTCGACTTGCGAATAGCGACGTTGGTGACGCGATATCGGGCAAGATTGGACGCTCGCTGACAAGCGACGAATCGCAAGCAATTGCTGCAATCATTGGCACCGAGCATTTTTGGGCCCGTGCTGAGGAGCTCTTGATGTTCGTGCGGCACAAGGCCGCCGGAGACGTTCAAAACATGGTCGCGACAATCGCAACCCGATTCCGCGAGGGCACGCTTCCCACGGACGATGACGCACACGAAAGACCTGCACGTGTGATACATTGTGACATGTGTGGTTCGACTGGCGTTTGCTACTGTATTCGCAAAGGACCTGGGACCGCCGTTGGATGCCCGCGATGCAGTGGCACCGAGAAATGCCGTCATTGCAATGGGACCGGAACGCGATGAATGGGCGAACCAAGCGATGCACCCAAGTCGCGGAGTCGTCCGGTTTGACAATGGAAACTCTTTCGCCGCGACTGGGTGATCGCGATCGTTCGTCGGCTGGACATACCTGAAGTCAATACTGATATGTCGTTTTGGGGCGAATTGGCATTGTTCTTGATCGGCACCACGCTCATTGCGCCAGTGGTGGGTAGCATCGTTGGTTTCTGGCTTCTTTGGCGCAATCGCCAAATTGCCAAAAGCGAAGGTGTCGCACGCGTTGTCGCAACAACCATCGTGGTCACCGTTGTCATTTCAATGCTCTGTCTGGCTTCCGCGATTTGGATTATCACACACCGAATTCCAATGGCTTAATGGTCTCATATCCGATGTAAGCATATTAATTGCGGCCCCGAGTGCTCGAACTGTTCCGTCGAGCGATGCGTTTGAAAGAAATGTTGCTCGGACCTGTGTTGGACGATAGACTGATCCTGAACGTCATTCGCTTCGATCACGATGTTGCCGACGAACCAAGGATTGAACGCGAGGACCGTTGGCCAATCCATTTTGCGGCGCAGCGTCCTTCGACGGTCCCACGTTAATCCCAACGTTATTTGCCTCGGATGCTCGCTTACTGATCGCAAATGGACTGCACGCAATACAAGTCGCACTATTCGGCGTTTTCGAAACTGCCACTCCCACGGGAAGTATGTGATTCTCGCGAATGGTCGGATTGGATGGACCACTTCCACGATTGCCACGCTTGCTTCGATTGGACGCTTGCACAACGAATTGCAGAACGCGGATTCGACTCACGCGATTTTCCGTGCGTTCACATCGGTAACCAAATCACGTTCGCATGTCCGGACCATCCTGACCCCGCAGACTGCCCCGACATTCTGATTTCATACTTTTCCAGATTCGACGAATATTCAATCGCTGTCCGCGACGGCGGCACATCTGCGGTCGCGATTCGATACTGTCCTTGGTGTGGCGTCGCGCTTCCGGAATCAAAACGTAACCGGTGGTTCGATGAACTGGCCGCGCTCGGCTATACTGATTTCCACGCCGATGACGTACCACCGCAGTATTGGACCGACGCTTGGTACAAAAACGGCAAATAACCATGCGGTGAACCGAAGTCGCCGGCGACCTGTTTTTTGAAATCAAAGTTTCTTGGCGGCGACTCGGTTACCGCCGCCGTTCTGCTAAATGCGTAGTACATAGATGCCAGACGAGAATCCCTATTCAGCACCTAGTCACCACGCCGAGAAGGACGAAGCAGTCGCGCCGGTGACTGAAGACTCACGATTGGACTATGCGCGGTATGCCAAGGAATCGCTTTTTCTCCCAGGACTGTCCATTCTTTTTAACGCTATTGCCGGAATAATACTTGACGTTGTCTTGCTACAGCAGAATTGGGATGCAGCGGTGTCGAATGGAAATTCACAACCGTTCTTAATCACTATAATCGCACTTATACTCTACAACCTTTTCATTGCGTTCGGTGCGACAGAGATGATGCGACGAAAATCATTCACGTTTGCCCTTTTGGCATGTATACTGACGATCATCCCACTCTCAACCTGTTGCCTCATTGGCGTGCCGTTAGGAGCATGGGGCTTCAATTTGCTGCTGAAGCCGGGAATCAACACGGCCTTTTCGAGAACAATTTGAGCAGAACCAAGCCATGAACCCAAGTCGCCGGTCTTGTGTTTAGTTACATCAAAATCAACTTCGGCGACTGGGTTATGGCCGCCGTTCTCCAT